AGGCGTTGGCGGTGCATCGAACATATATGACAATGGAAGGGGCAAAGGCGGCAATCAACAAAGTCAAGAAAATGTCTCCTGGGCTTAAGAAGATAACCGGAAGTGCGGTAAGGTTGTTTGATCCACAAGACGGAAAAATAGGGCTTGCCGAGGGTATAGAGACGGCCATTGCTTGCTCTGAAATGTTTGGCTTGCCGACATGGGCCGCTACATCTGCGGTATTCATGGAAGGTTTTATCCCGCCAAGAGGAGTAAAAGAGGTTATTGTTTTTGGTGACAATGATGCAAATTTTACCGGGCAGAAAGCCGCTTACACCTTGGCAAACAGGTTGATTATTTCCGGGTTGGCGGCAACGGTGATGATTCCAGAGAAGAGAGGTTATGACTGGCTTGACGAACTAAACAACGGCAGAAAAGGAAAATAGGGGAGGAACATTATGCAAACAGATGAAATTTACAAAGAAATGCTTGCGGTGCTCGAAGACCTGCAAAAAACGGCGTCTTACTGGTCGGAATATGATGTTCCGCTTGGCATTGTCGAGCGGATTAATTCTGTTGTGGAAAAGGCAAAAGGGGACGCGCCGGTGCATCGCAGTTGCGAGGCCGGGGAATAAATTCAAAGGAGGGGAAAATGAAAGGAAGATGTGAGGAGTGGGGAAGTTGCGAAAATATTCATTGTCCGCATTACGGTGAACATGATTTGTCAACAGCATGTTCCAGAAGAGGATATTGCTCATACAAAGACAGTATGATGAAATGCGCCGAAATCGTCGATCCCGTGCCAGTGGTTGAACGCAAGGACGCTTCGGCATAGTCAGACATGGCAAAGGTTAAAAACGGCTTAAAACTAATTTAAATGATTTTATGGGGTGGTGAGGATGATCAGAATAACCGGGGAAGAATGGAAGCGATTTTATGCCGACGAAAATTACTGGCCAGAAGGAGCGTGGCATGAGGATGAGGAAATTATCATAAACGGCGAGACCGCAGACACTGACACCATTGATCTGGCAAATGAAGTCAAGGACGGTGACATTATGATTGTGCGCGGCGGGACAGTGTTTTGCGATCAGGTCGAGCCAAAATCTCTTGAGGGGAATATCCGCAAATGGAAGAAGGCGCAAAATTATACCATGCTGCTGGTATGGTGCCCAAAGAAAAACGTTGAAGCAGTGACCGAAGCTGTTAAATTGGCGGGAGGAAAGGTAAAATGAACATCAAAGAATTGGCAGTAATGGCGCACGAAACGGCACTTGCTTCCGGCTGGTGGCCGGCAAACAAAATGGAAAGGTCGGTGCCGGAAATGCTGTTGTTGTTGCATCGCAACGTTGCCAAGGCTACGGACGCATACCGGAATCAGAACAGTGTGATTGAGGGCTACGACTGGAAAGCGGTTTTTGCCGAAGGGTTGGCGGACGTGGCTATCCAGATCCTCGATATGTGCGAAGGGTTTGGGCTGGATATTGGGGATATGAGATACGCCTATAAGGGGATCCATGTCGAGAATAGTTTAACTGTTGACTATTTGCTAGAGCTGCATCGCAGGATAAGTGGCATGAACCAATATATTTATTATTGGTCTGGTGGTAAAAGTAGAATCAGAGGCGATGGGATGGAGTTTACCGAGGCAATAGCAACAGTGATCAGGGTATTGTTTAGCCTGTGCGAGTACCAGAGTATCGACCTAGAGGCGGCAATCATCGCCAAGAACGAAATAAACAAAACACGCCAATACCGGCACGGTAACAAGGTGTGCTGAGGGATGAAAATTATGGAATGGGTAAGCGTAAAAGATGGACTCCCAGAGGGCGGGTTGAAGTCGCCATACATGAAGCTTATAACCGAACCTGTGCTTATGCGGGGAGAGTGGCGGGAAGACTACCCGATAGTAGGCCATTTTGTGCTGGAAACAAATAACGATTCTGCAGGGTGCAACTTGGAGATACCGTTTTATCATCCGGATGGGTATAAATTTTATTCGGCCCGGTGTGCATACATTGTGGATTTGGGGGTATTGCGTAGGAGTTGGCGGGAAAAATTGCCGGTAAAATTAACGATGGCGGTTACGCATTGGGCATATTTGCCAGAGGAGGTAAATTATGTCAAATGAACACGGTGACGGATTTTCCGGAAGCGAAATAAAAAAGAGCAAGCGGTTGATTATCGAGCAGGCTATTGCTACGGCGTATGCTGATGGCTTGAGAGCCTCTATCCCAGGAGGTAAGCTTGATTGGCCGACAGACTACGCAAAAAAGAAAATGGCAGAACTGGAAAAGAAAATGGGTGGCCGGCCATGGTGATAATACAGCATAAATCACACCAAAAAAAATACGAGTTTGGCAAGAAAGAATATACCTGCCAGGAACTGCAACAGATCGCATGGGAGAAACAAGGCTTACTGTATAGCTACCTGCAATTGTATGCTCGCATTAAGCGGCTTGGGGTCGCTGAGGCAGTCAACGGGTATAAAAAAAGGAAGAAGTGCGTTTGCGGGTGCGGAGAAGAGTTTTATTTGATTTCAAGCCTCGACAGGAGAAAATACCACGATAAGGACCGATGCCGCCGAAGACATCTGAAAAACATGATTATCAGGGGAGAATTGCCGCCATCAAAAATATTAACGTGTGAGTTGTGTGGGAGAAAATTTCCGATCTGGAAACAAATTGGGATGCACGACGAACAGCGTTTTTGCAGCGACGATTGCCGCAGTGAACACCATGCGATCATGATGAGGAAAGGAGATAAAGGGAATGCCTACGGAAAGTCGTCGGACATCATATTTGAGGGGCTTGACGACAAACCGAGGGATTATAATTTGGCGAATATCTAACCATGTAAGCCCATGGCACCAACCGGCACCATGGGCTTTGACGACTCCTGAATTTTAAGGAGTCCTACTCAAACTTGTAGCTGACGCACTCGTAATTACCGCTCGCCTCAATGCTTTTGGCAAGCTGCGAAAATTTAGCAACGGTCTCCTGGTCTTCACTCTCCACCCCATACGCTAACGTGTCGTCAATCCCGCGTATGTGCTCAAGTTCATGGCCGAGAAATATGTCGCTCGAAGTAAAAATAACGCTCCTGTCCACTTTTCCGTTTTTGTGCCAGTTTACCGTGCATGCTCCGTAGTATAGGATTGCCGGGTGGACGAAACGAGGCATCCCGGTCAGCTCGGCGCAGTCCATGCCTGTCTGAATCCATCCTCCCCGGCAGATTGTTGCGTCAGCATTTTTGAGGTCTTGCAACTCGGCCAATCCTTCGATAAGATTATCGTTGATATTGGTGCAACCTGAGACAAACAGCGCAATAGCGATTATATATTTTTTCATGGGATCATCTCCACATAGCCGGCCAGAGCGAAAGCAGCAACAAAAGCGGCCAGGACGAAAAGTGCGGCAAGAATATTATCCATTTTGGTTAACCTCCTTACGCACCGCGACAATAACCGTGTTTGCCAATGCTCTGGCTGCTCCGGTGATATCAATCTGCCGTGAATTAGGATCAAGCGCAACTGCGTTGACATTCTCCATGGCCTCGTCAACCGTGGCGTAATCTCGGTAAAGAGGATTATAGCCGCGCAGCAAGCAGATAGTTTGATCGTCAATGCTGAGTTTATCGTATTCAGATTCCATGTGATTCCTCCTTGATATGCAAATAAATCTCGGTATTACGCAGGTTCTTTACTGCCGCGTCAATTTCCTGTTCGGAAAAACCTGCGCTGCTTTCCGGGGAGGAAACTTGGTAGTAATTTTTTGTTGCCTCGTCACGGGTGGTGAAAGCAACAAAGTCCAAACACCAACCAAGGCGTAAAGCCATCTCTTTCTGGTCATCGGTCAGGTCGGCAAACGTGATGAACTGATTGCGTTTTTTAGAGTAGATGCTCATTATTTCCCCTCGATTTTGATATTGTTAACATTCGCCCAGCCAGCCCCGGACCCGGCAACCGGAACAAGCAAGACCTCATCACGGTTGAAAATATGTCTGGCGTCGGTGATGGTCATTTGCACTTCGACCAGGCTTTTGCCGATCATGAAAGGGTAGACAGCTTTTTTGTTGATATATTCTGATAATTCTTTTGCGTCCATTTTTCTCCTTTTGTGGCAGACGGGGATTGCTCCCCGACTTGCCGTGGTTGGTTATGCGCTTTTTATCCTATACATTTCTTGTTTTGCGTCTTCTTCTTTATCGTATAATTTGCTGATAATATTATATGATGACCAAGATATTACTCCATACTGGCCATTGTCGAATAGGCATGTTTTCAGTGTGTCACCACACATTTCCGATTCGCAATCATGCCGGCAACCAGCAACATATTTTATTATCTCTAATTTACAGGTTTCCATCGTTCTCCCTCTCTTGGTTGAATTTAAGTCTAACCCCTCACATCCGCCCTCCGTAACGGGCAGGGTGAATGGTTAGGATTTCCTGGTAACGTCGCCTATGTCAAATATGTATGTTGATTCTCCTACCTGCAATTCTCCCATGTCGCGCAATTCTGCTACTGACATTTGACCTAATTCGTCGGCGTTGATTGGCGGCTCAAAAACATATCCGAGTTTTTCAAATTCACGCTGTGCCTGATTTCTTTTCTCCTGCATTTCTTTGATTATGTTCATGGCGTCCTCCGTTTAAGTTTGGTTAACTGCTTCCCTGTTGTCTAGTAATATAGCAACTACTAGACCACTAGTCAAGATGTTTTTTATATTTTTATTTTCCTTTCAATTCAACGTGTTACGAATAATTAATGATTAGCTTAAATTACCACGGAAAGCAAAGCTCGCCCAAACAGTTGGCGCATGTTGCAAAATGTGGGGTTGTTTTGCGTCATTGCTGGTGGATGTTTCCCGCCAAAATAAATTATTAAACTCTTGATTTTGCGCGGATAGAGTTGTAAAATGTAAATTACAGTGTCGAGCTGCAAAATAAAATTTCCTCGCAGGTCCCCTCCACCTGCAAATAGAGGCTCCGGGACGGCTCGACAACGTTCCGGGGCCTCGTCTTTTTTTATGGGAGAAAATTATGCATTACAGAAACGGAAGAGAAGCAAAGAACGGCGATAAAATTGTAATGGTTAATAATGGGACGGTTGTTGCTTTTGGGGTACTGCACAGCGCGGTCCCAGGAAACGATTATTGCAACGGCGAGATCGCAGTAATGCATCAGGCTGAAATGGCCTGTATGTGCGACTGCCTGCATGTTGACGACATAGCGGAAATTTTGGCAGAAAAGGGATTGGGTAGGCGTCCTGACGGAAAATGACAGCCAGTGCTAGGCTCTGGCGCCGTGGAATATAAAGAATATACAGGCTCTCTGAAGTCAGCCAGAGAGATAATTTCCTGGGCTGGTGTGAGAGATAAATGGTATTATGATGCGCACAGCGGGGTTATGAAGGTATCGAATTTTAAGGGTGAGATACACGCGCAGCCAGGAAATATGATTTTGCGAGGGAACGGAGAGTTTTACCCGTGTCGGAAAGACGTTTGCCTAAAATTGTTTGGAGGGGAAAATGAGTAATGAAACGAGATCTGCCGTTGACACTGAGATGCTTGAGGAATACGTCGGTATTCGTCGCCGTATTTTTTCCGATAGCCATAGGGATGGAGACAGACGGGAACGCGCGGTAACCGACCTGATGCGCGAGAGCCACCATGACCCGATTGTCAAGCATTATATCGACTCATGGATTGCCGGAGGATTTGAAAATCTGGAGATGGCCCTTTGTGCAATGGCCGTGCAGTTGAGCAAGGAGCGCACGATGCTCCAAGATCGCATATTGGGAACGGTTGGCAACACAATGCCGCCTGTTATTATCAGGCAGGAAGCTCAAGATAAAATTTATGGAGGAAAAAATGAATAGCGGGAAAATATGTAAAACTGGATGTGATCAACCTGCACAAATTAGGGTCAGCATTGCTGATGAGGTGTTGTCAAAAGCAGAGTATATCGGGGATAGATCATCTGCCTTGGTTGATAGGGCCGGCCAAAAGCTTGAAAGGATATGCCGGGACAACGAACCCTGCAACCAGTGCGAAGAGAAAGAGGCCGAGCGTGAATACCCTAAATATTTTGCTGATTTGGAAAATAAACTGGAGCGTATAGAGTCGAATTTACGCGCGCTTGAGGACATTATCAGCCGGTGCGAGGTGTGAGCGTGGCACAGAGCACCCTGTTTGATTAGAATTAAATTTTAGCCGATAAAAGGGGAAACATGCAAGACGACAACATGATGCAGCAGGGCCAGCCGATGGCCGAAGAAGAGCAGGGCGGAACGGTAATCACGCTCAATATCTCTGGCGGGGCGATTACCATCTCAGCCGATGGCGGCGAGCCTCAGCCGGTGCGGAATATCAATGAGGCCCTGATGACCATCAAGCAGATGGCGCAGGCTGCCATGGGCAGTGCTCAGGATGCCGAGGAGCAATCTGCATTTGATCAGGAGTTCGGAAAACCGAGTATGGGGAAATACTGATGAGCGAGTCAGCATCAAAAGAAAATCGGCAGGTAGAACGCGAACAGCAGATTATGCAGAGGATTCCGCAACTCAAGGGATCGCTGCATAGATTCGTTGCCGGCGAGCCGTTGATTGCAGCGGTTTATGCTCTGGTTGAATGCGCAAGCGAGATTGTCCCGGCAGGTGAGATGCAGGAAGTTATGCTGCGGGATATTGTGGATGAGGTTTTGGCTGGCAGAACAGCGCAGAGGACGAATAATTGAAAGGCTCAGTTTCAACATGGTCATATTCCGATCAGGGCAAAGAAAACCACGAGGCCATTTTCGGCAAGGACAAGCCAAAGACGGGCGGCAAGCGTCGGTATGTTGTGCGGGATGGGGAAGTGGTTGAGGACAAGGGCGATGCGGATATTTATAATTGCACGTTGGCGGTACTGAACGACACTGGTGTAGAAGGTCTCATGAATGTTTTACAACAATGGGCGCGGGTTGAAATTGACCGGGTGAGTGGCAATGGCTGAAATGCTGCGCAGAGAGCTAGATTATGATCTAGCCCAAGTCAATTTCATTACTGCCGCGTTCAGGTTTTACCGTGGGTTAATCGACGGCGGGTTATGTGGGGAGACTGACGCCAGCAAGGAAACGGAGCGCATGTTGCGTGATTCTTGTGCTGATGTGCAAAGGATTTTCCCATCAGTAGGCGAAAATAAAATATGCAGCGTATTTGATTACATGGTTTTGCAAACTGGCAATCCTGTATTTGATACGCTGTCCGGCTTCGTGTCTTTACGGAAGGAAGTTCGCCTTCCGTGCGGTAGCATAGACAGATTGGTAGAAATGCCGGATAATGTGTTCGTCGTCGTTGAAATAAAAGGACCTGGCTCGCGGAGAGATCATGCTTGCGGGCTGGGGCAGGTTTTGCTTTATTCGTCCGCTGTACGGTCTACGATGCAATGCAAAGATACAAAAATGATGCTGGTTGTTGGGGGCGATTACGACAAATGGATTGAAGATGCATGTAAGTCTGTGGGCGTTGAGTATGTTTCGATAAGCAGGGAGGCCGTAGATTGCTTAGATAAAATTTCCTATGCGTGGAGAGGTATAAGATAATGGCTCCGCTGAACGGGAAGCAGAAGATGTTCGGCAAAGAGTACATCATTGACTTGAACGCCACACAGGCGGCGATAAGGGCAGGATACAGCGTCAAGACTGCGTATTCACAAGGGCAAAGGCTGTTGAAGAAAGTTGAATTGCAGGCATTTATCCAAAGCCAAATGGACAAGCGGTCGAGCAGGGTGGAAATAACAGCCGATAACGTGCTCAAAGAATTGGCCTTGATGGGGTTCGCCAATATGCTTGATTACATCACCGTGAATGATGACGGCAGCGCGTATGTTGATTTGAAAAATGTAACAAGAGAGCAGGCCGCAGCGTTATCTGAGGTGGTGGTTGACCAGTACGTCGAGGGGAACGGGGAGGATGCGAAGCCGGTCAAGAAAATAAAAATAAAACTTGCTGATAAAAAGTCAAACCTTGAACTTATTGGCAGGCACCTCAAGCTATTTACTGACAAATTGGAAGTGGGAGGGAAAGATGGCGGGCCGGTAGAAGTAAGCATGTCCCCAACCGAAGCATATAGAATGCTGAAAGATGGCTCCTGATTGGTTTGATTTCAGAAACCCTGATTATGAGCGGGTGATGGCACAGCGGGTGGAGCGATTGACTCTGATCCGCGCTACGCCTGGCATGGCGCAAGGGCTGAAAGAGTTTTATAAGGATCATCCTGTCGAATTTATCGAAGATTGGGGTATGACATTTGACCCGCGTAACGTTGAGATCGGTCTGAACCCGGTTATTCCGTTTGTTCTGTTCCCCCGGCAAGCTGAGTTTATCATGTGGGTGGTGGGTAAATGGAGAGCGCGGGAAGATGGCTTGGCTGAGAAGTCAAGGGACATGGGCGTAACATGGTTGTGTGTGTCCGCTGCTCACTGGCTTTGGCAGTTTTACGCCGGAACTATCGTCGGTTTTGGAAGCCGCAAAGAGGAGTATGTAGACAAGAGTGGCGACCCCAAGAGCATTTTTTATAAAGTCAGGCAGTACATTTCCCTGTTGCCCATTGAGTTCAGGCCGACAGGGTACGATGAGAAGAAACACGCGCCGAGCATGAGGGTGACGAACCCAGAGAACGAGTCTGTCATTGTTGGGGAGTCTGGCAATAACATTGGCCGGGGCAACAGGACATCTATATATTTCAAGGATGAATCGGCATTCTACGAGCAGCCAGAATTGATCGAGGCCGCATTGTCGCAGACATCGAACTGCAAAATAGATGTGTCCACCCCGAATGGAAATGGTAATCCTTTTGCGCGGAAACGGCACTCTGGCAAGATGGATGTCTTCTCTTTCCACTGGACCCAGGACCCTCGCAAGACTCAAGCGTGGTACGATAAGCAAAAGAACTCCCTTGACGCGGTAGTGCTGGCCCAAGAGGTGGACATAGACTATAATGCGTCTGTAAGCGATTCGTGGATTTCTGGCAACCTGATAAGCGAAGCAAACCTTATCGGCCCGTTCGATCTCCCCCGGCAGGTCGCAAGGCTGATTGTGTCCATAGACGCCGCGCATTTCGGGGATGATGAGAGCATTGTCCATTTCCGCAAAGGGCGGCTGAATCTGCCCCAGCTGGTGCGGAATAAACTGGACGGACCGCAGCTTGCGTGGTTTGTTGAGGCTGAGATTGATAACTTTGGTGAAGTCCCTTTCGCGATCATCATCGAGCTTGACGGCCCTGGCGTGTCGTGTTTTGACCAGCTCAAGATGGGGAAATACTCCGAGGTTGTCTACGGAATCCACACAGGCATAAGGCTAAGCGACGGTAAGAACTACAATCTCCGGGCATTGCTGTGGCGCAAGGCTAAAGAATACCTGGAAGATAAGCCGGTGAGTATCGCCAGGGATGAGAAATTCAAGTCACAGATAAGCTCTCTCAAGTACGGGTATAAGGATGGGCTGCTGTTGATGCAGAACAAGAAGGACTACAAGAAGGCTTTTGGCGTGTCTCCCGACCGGGCGGACGGATTCATTCTTTCCTTCGCCCCTGTCGGCAAGAATGGCATGGTGCAAACACACTCAGCCTATGAAACCATGGAAGGGATGGGGATGTGATGAAAAAAGATTTGGTTTTTATTATTTTGTTGCTATGTGGTGTTGGCGCTTGTGCCGGTATGCTCATATACGACTGCACACACAAATCTATACCCGCTATTGAGACGACTAAGGCCATAGAGAAAAAGGATTGCTATTATGAGCTGGAGCCAAAAGAAGATATCACGGCCTACGAACTCGCCTTGCTGTTGAAGTACAAAGGGGAATTCCACGATACGATAAAAGTTGGGCTTCATCCGGCAGCATTGCGGCACCTTGAAGAGGTTTGCGAGTAAAACGTTGTTAGGCAACAATCCAACAATACCAAGGGTAAAATGCCCACTGGCCACACGGTGGATACCGGAATAGATGGAGCAAGAAAATGATAGTTGAGTTTTTCGAGAAATTACACGATCTGATTTGGCAAGCAGACAGCGTTAAGACCGTGCAAGAGGTAATCCAGCGCGAACCAGAAGGCAAAGAACCACGGGTAAATGAGTTGATTGGCATAATAAAAGGGAAATGCCTCCGTCTTGTTGCTGAGAAAGCGAAGGAGGAAGAAGAAATTTTCCGCAGGATAAAACGGCTTGAAGATGAGTTGTTTAGGAAAACAGGCTATCTACAGGCGATAGAACGTATTATAGAAGAGAAAGAAAAAACAATTACGGAGCAAAATAAATGACAGCAAAAGCGACGTTCACGAATGTTGGAGATGGTGCAGGTTCGGCAATCCTCGTAACCTGGAACCTGCTGACGGCAGACCCTAACGGGCAGGCCATTGAATACCCTGAGCATATGGTAAGATCATTTCAGGTTGAGGGCACGTTCGGCGGTGCGGTCGTTGAAATCGTCGGATCAAATGACGGGACGAACTTCAGGCCGGTATCAGACCAGCCGGGTACATCGCCTTTGACCTGGACGGCAGCAAGCGATATTCTCCAGGTGCAACAGGTGTGCAAGAAGATGATGCCACGGCTTTCAACTGTTGGCACTGGCGCCGATATCGTGGTCAGCATGTTGATGGTTCGGCCTACTCCGATGAGGACATGATATGAGCCAGGAAGAGATATTGTTTCAGTGCTTTCTGAAGTGCTTCCGCGAGGCAAAGAAACTTGGCTTGATTGTCTTGCACGAAGACGGTAATCACGATAAGCCTTGCCGCACCTGTGTTCATCATGGGCTAGAGCCTGATGGTTTTTACCCTGGTGCCATCAAAGAAATATGCAAGATAGCAAGAGACAACGTTACTGGCGAAATGGCAAGTTGTGTCAGGACGCGGATGAACAGCGGCACATGCACACCAGACGGGAAGGGCGGTTGTTCTCCTAATGGTGCCAGGTGGGAGGCCGGGTTCAGGATTGGAGGTGGGCCGAAGGGGCGTTGCTCATGCTGCGACGCATGGAAAACGGCAAGGAGGGGAGAACACCCGGCGATATGGAAGGATGAAGAGGGAGCTTTTGTTAACGGTTCCGTGCTCCCTGTAAAATTCTGCCCATGGTGTGGGAAGAAGAAATGATGGACAAATGGATTTACTTCGGATGCCACCGGCAGTCTGGGCACTATACCTTCAGCGAGGGCATGCGGCCTCTTATTAAGCGGTACGGATCAAAGGACTTGTCCAGGTTTGACGGTATGCTGCCGCCGCAAACGGATACCACTCCATACATCGCCACGGTGTCGCGGCTTGGTGGCTGGGGGTTAACTGCACTGGCGTTTTGGGACTACAGCGTGAATAAGCGGGGCGGGTGCAATAGTATTATATTCGCGCCGTCTTTGACGATCAGCCCAGATGAACTGTTGGCAGAAGCACAAGAACGGTTCCCAGAAGTGTTCGGTAGGTTGCCGCAGCCGGTGCGGTTGTTGAATGGGAAAGAAAAATGATCGACCCAAATAAATTAGCCCGTATTCTTTGGCAAGCTGCAAAAATGCTTGTCAAGCTGCTTGAAAAAGAGTATGGTTTTCGTAATAGGGAAGAAAGGTCAAAAGCCTTCTTGTAGTCCTTCTTGTTCTGCATCAACAGCAGCCCATCCTTATACCCGTACTTGAGAGAGTTTATCTGTGACTTGAATTTC